TATACCTGCTCTCACTGGGGGTTTCTTGCCAGAAAATGGTGTTGTTCTTCGTCAGGCATTTCTTGATTTATGGGGGAATGAAAGTCCAGCTACTACCACAACTGATGTTACCTTGTCAATTCGTGTGAACGGTGGAACACAGCGAGATATTTACTTTATAGAACAGGGTTATACCGGAAATGGACTTCATTTTCGTGCTGGTTATGATATTACTACAGAAACAACGTATGGTTCCGCTCGTTCACTTGAACTAGCCTCCCTTGTTACCACTAACCGTTTTGCAAGAGTGGGTGGAATGTTGGTTGTAACATATGAATTTACAGTTTCAGGAACAACAACCGTACTTAACAGTCTTATGCTTGGTAGTGTGGATATGACTGGACAAATACCTGGAACCACAACTGGAAATGCCGATAGTTGGGGTCGTGATATCTTCATTCAAGAACCTGAAACAATTACTATGGTCAATAGTGGTATATGCCTTTTTACTCAATCAACGGCACCAGCAGGTCAAACATTGAACGTGGCTGTTGGTAATCAAGGTTACACTGCTTACACAATGTCTCAAACAAACTCACATGAGCTTGGTCCACATTCACTAGTTCATCGCATTGATGGTGGAGGTACAAACTCAACTGCATTTGTAACGCTGGCAAGAGGCAAAAATTACTATGAATTGCGTATCTATGCTAGTGCATCAGACAACTGGTGGAATTTATGTGGATTTATTCTTTTGAATTATACTTCGGGTGTAGCTTCTCAGGGTGTGGGGGCACATGCGCAATCACGTCATTCGTTAATAGCACCAAACACAGCAACAACAGCATTATCAAGATTAGTGACAGGAACGGGATTACGACTAGGTACGGATGAAACTAGTTACTGGCTTATAGGTGCACTGATAGACATAAACATAGAGCATGGTGGTGTTGTTCCGAATTATTCGTATAATCTTAACGCAGAAAGAAACTCTGGTGAGGGTGAAGGTGAGGGATGGGAATCGGTGTATATTGGTTCATCTATTTCAGACAGTGAACGAAATTGCACAATACGCATATATTCTGCTGCACGTTCAGCATTTAAGCGTTATCCAAATGATCAAGATACTTCACGCATGACTCTATCTAATTCTCGTGATTGGAGGTTAGACACTCCTGCAACTTGCTACTCTACATGGGGTATTTGGGCCACTTTCCACACCATCACTTATACAATTAGTGGAGACATTACTGGAAGTAACGGAGGCACAGTTAATCTTGCATTACATAGAGAATTAGATGGGGCAAAATTGTTGACAACTTCAAGAGTAGGAAACGGCTCATACAGTTTCACTTGGTTTGATAATACAGAGAATGTTTATGTAAGTGCATATGAAGGTAATAACTATGTCGGAAGATCTGGTCTAGGGACAGCGAGTTAAACCATGGCCTTCGATATTGCTCTAAGAGATGGTGGTTCCTCCACATTTGATATATCTCTCTCATCTTCATCGGGTTTAGTTGGAGGAGTAAGATACTGGACTGGATCAGTTTGGGTTGCCGCTCCGGTAAAGTACTGGAATGGGGCAAGTTGGGTTGATTTTGAGTTGAAGATCTATTCCGGAGGGACTTGGAATTCCACTTTAGCGTGAGCCGGGTAAGTTTTATGGGAGAGGTTAACCAATGAGCCTATTTTTAGGAGATCAGCTTCTATCGGGAATAGCCGGAATTGCCGGCCCAACTGGGGCAACGGGGGTCCAGGGGGCTACAGGTCCGACCGGAGTTCAAGGAACCACGGGTCCGACTGGAGTTCAGGGGGCAACGGGTTCAACTGGGTCAGCAGGTTCTACGGGGGCTACTGGGGCCACTGGATTGGCAGGAAAGATTGTTCAAGTTGTTGAGGCCTCATACCAATCGCAATGGATAAACACGAGTACAAACTGGACAGATACCGGGTTGAGCGGCACAATAACTCCGACTAGCTCGAGTAGTACAATCTTGATAATTGTGGCGCAACAATTTAATATTTACAGAGAGACTGACAACTGTGGAGGAGGATTCCGAATAATGCGGGGGAGCACCGTAATCTTTACTCCGTTGTCAGGAACTGGGGACCCGGTAGAACTTTATCTTAGGGTTGTTGGGGGTACTACAGTAGAAATGTACGGCCTATGGACAAAGATTATGAAGGATAATCCAGCTACTACTTCTGCAACTACTTACAAAACTCAAGGAAGACCATTTTTAACTGCTAACAACGGGCGCATTATCTCGCAAGCCGATGCTACTAGTGAACCAGATGGTAATTCTAGAATGATTCTCATGGAGATAACAGCATGAATTCGAGAGCTAAGGCAATCCTTAATCTTAGGCCAGGCGCTGAATTTTCTATGCTTGATGGCGAGATTACTTGGCTGGACCAAAACCAAGATCAACCGACCGAAGAAGAGATCAATGCGGAAATTATTCGTATTTCAGAAATTCCCGTTACCCCGGAACCAGATTGGCGCGGTTTCTTCGAGGCAATGAAGAAAACCACGGTTTTCTCGACCCTTCGAGAACAGGCACGTGTAAGCATTGAAGCAAATGCTATCGCTACTGAACTGTACGCTAATTTACAGGCTGCAGCCCTTGGTCTTCCAGACCTTACTCTAATCCAGCAGTCCGTAAATGATCTACTTCCTTTTATTTCGGAACAACATATAGCAGAAATTGCATTCGGGACACAAACTTTCAATATTCCTCTTTCCCTTGGGGGGTAAAGATATCAAGATAGCATCAGAGATTATCTCGACCTAGGAAGATTTTACATGTCAGCACCTAACCTAAAAACCGCTTCCTTGGTTATGCCAAGTCTTCTGCTTCTGGAGTTTGATTCTCCTTTAGCTCAGATAGCAACGCCAGTCGAATCTTTCACGGTAAACCACGGAGTTGTTGATGTCGAGTCAATCTCTTACACTTCCAACACCATTCTGGCTTTAACTCTTGACACTGAGATTGGCCCGTCAGACAAACTCTTTGTTTCATATATCCCTCCGATTGACATAAACTTCTGTCTTCGTGGGGTTCTTCCCGCGACTGCTTCCGATGTTGATAAGAAAATTCATGCCGTAAAACAATTCTCTCGTATATCTGCCTCAAATCTCCTTCAAGGGCAGAAAAACGAAGACACAAACCTGGGGACCGACATCAACGGTACAGGATATCCTATTCCAGAGAGGTCATCAGAGCCCAGAATGGCTACTGTGGACGACTTCATATTGGCTTACGGCGAAAGGGAGACAATACAGTTAACCAATCTGGAAGATGGAAGCGCGACCTCGGTTAATGTTGCTAAGTTGCGAATGGCTCTGGAAGACGCCAATTCTCTCATCGATAATTATATCACGCAGGCAGGGAAAGCAGGAAAATTCTTGATCTCGAGCAATCGGCGTCGAACCGCTCTTATGATCGCGAGGTATTATCTCGACACAGTTAGAAGGAGAGAGGATGTCTACAAAGATTACCAGGATTGCATCAAGGAGTTAGATGATGCTAAGAAGGATACTCGCGTAGGAACTCCGGCGATTGAGACCCAACGAGGAGCTATCCGAACACACCGAATCCCGCAAGTATATAACCGGAGGACAGGAAAAGGTCTTTCCGGTTGGCAATCAGATCCAGACAACATGCTGGAGGACAGAAGGGACGGACTCTTTCTCACTCAGAATCTGAATGATCTAGACTCTGTTCCGGGTCACCCTTTCTACGACAGACCTACCGAGGAAGGGGGAACAGGGTAAACTAATTCATTGAAACAACTTTATACAAGTGGAGCAAGGTCTCGATACAATTGAAAGGCTCGAAAGGATCTTGTGTGATGCATTAACCTTCTCGCCACTAATCCCAATGTCGGTCAACGTTTTGTCGATCGGAGAGTCGGAAGAGAAGGAGACGATCGTCAACAACACCAATAACATCATCGTCCGATATGCCGGTTCAAGTACAAATCAGGTAAAGAAGTTTCCGCCGATCTACAACAAGACGATGCGGTTTGAGCTTTACTTCAATTGTCAGAGTTATTTAGCAACTTCAGCTCATAGTTTTTCCACCTATCTTCTCACTGCTGCCAAAAGTACTCTTGTGAACTTGGTTCCTTGTGTTGATGGCCTCAAAATTGAGCAGTCCTTCTACTGTGTTAGCGAGGATCCAGTTGGAGTAACAGAGGAATCTCAGTTTCTATACGTTCAGATGTGGGAGCTCGAAGTTCAGGAAATTTTCCCTGTTGTGTCTCTCGACCCTTGTGTAGCGAAGGGGGACTGTCGTTACATCTTCCCAGGTAAGGGAGCAGTCACAACTCTACCGCTAGGCGGATTGTTTGAGGAGCAGACAGGAAAAATCTTTGTTCCGGCTTACATGGGAAATAACCCAAACCCTGAGGTTCCTAAGACAGCGGGAATCCGTTGGTCTGACGACATGAACAACACAGGGGACTGGGTATTTGTTACAGACCCTTCTTCCGTGTTCTTGTCAGATCCGCTGAATTCCCCAATCTTTCTGGAGTCCACCAATGGCTACTCGGAAGACGGAAAGTTGTTGGTAGCCGTTAAGGACGTTAACACTTCCGAGACTATTTCAGAAGTTCTTTACATCGACAGTGAGCTTAAGCTGGCTCGTTATGCTCTTGAGATCTGGAGATCCGGAATCTACAAGGGGGCAATTTCTCCAGATTCCGTTCGAGATTCAACAATCATTGGGACATTCACCTTTGGGGACTTTGCCGCTGTTAAGGGCTCTTTCGCTGTCCTCTACTCCGATCCTTTGAACACTTCGGCAAAACGGCAAACCATTCCTGGGGGAACTCTGATAGGAGTGAAGTCAGATGTCTTCATTATGGTGGGATCATCTAAGTTCTACCTGGTTCCTCAATCTCCTGTTGGACGAGGCTGGATAAAGGAAGGAACTTTTGAACCTGTTGAAGCCAACTCCATCTGGAAAGTTGGCGGCTTGCTATCTTAACTATGGCTATTTCCGCAGTCCACATTCAGCGTCTATGGGACTCTTACCATCGGGCGATTCTGTCGGGGAACAAAGAAGAAGCCGACAAAGTCATGGCCGAGATCCATAAACACAAGGGGAGAGGAACTCGACCCAACACTTGCCACTCATGTAACCGGAGGTTATTCTAATGACTGCTAAAAAGAAAGCTACGAATCGAGAAGAACTGGCAGAAATGTCTCTTGACACTGCCAATGAGGCCTTACTTTGTCTTAACCAGGCAATCAAGTCAGATGAGCTTCCAATTCGAGACCTGAACTCCATTGTGGCAACATGTTCCAAGATCTATCGGGAAATTCGGAATGAAATTGCAGCCGAGGAGAAGCGAAACCTCGCAGAACAGAAGGCTGAGGTAGAGGAACAGAAAGAAGAGATGTTCGGAGAGACAATGAAGAATCTCCTTCAAGATATCAATTCTGCCGGTAAATGAACGACCGAGAGTTAGATCTTGATTTAGGAATCTCACGGGGCTCAGTTATTGCCCCGATTGAGTATCAACATCCCCGAATCGAGCACGTTTCCCAGTTGGCTGAAAGGTCTCGTTATCAAGCCTATCGCCGGGGGTTGAGAAATCTTAAGGATATCGGAGCCCCGAGAGAATTAATCGCGGAGTACCGTTATTTGGCAGCTAGAGATTGTTTTCTAGCATTCTGCGAAATCATGAAAAGAGGAGACCTCGAAGTTGCTTTATTTCATGAAATCATAGCGGCAGCCTTTGAGGATCTATTTGATCGGCGTTACCGAAAACTAATTATCTCGTGTCCCCCAAGATCTGGAAAGTCGATGTTGGGAACCTTTCTTCTCTGTTGGCTTCTAGGTAAAGACCACCGATCTCAGCATATTGTAGCCTCTTACGGTTCAACACTGTCTGGGAAATTTCACAGAGAGGCAGTTCTCTATCTGAAGTCTAAAGAATTCAAGCGCATCTTCCCGTCTTGGGAAGGTTTCCGTGCTGGTTCTAAGTACGACATGAAGCAAGGGGGAGAAATCCTTCCCACTTCGGTTGGTGGTATTCTTACCGGATTCACAGCGGGTACTCCCGATATTCACAGCCCAGGAATCGGAATTATGCTTGTGGACGACCCCTTGAAGGGATCGGATTCAATCTCGGCTATCAATGAGTTGGAGCCGTGGTGGGTGGAGCAGGCGAGTACTCGGAGAACTAACAACTACGCCCAAGTCCTCATCGGAACAAGATTCCATGAAAGGGATCTACACGGTTTCCTGATGGAGTCAGATGGAGTTTATCATCCTCAGGACAATCCCTTTGGGTGGAGGTGGATCAATATTGAGGGATTGTGCGAACATCCGGAACTCGATCCTCTTGGACGTCAGAAGTGGGAATCACACTGGCCGTCAAACCCGGCTTTCTCTGTGGACATGCTTCTCTCTCAGAGAGCATCCGGGGAAAGGGCCTTCAATGCTCTATATCAGGGCCACCCTTCAACGCAAAGTGGTCAAATCGTGAAGGCAAGCTGGATCATCACGCAGCCCGAAGAGATGATGCCAGAACTGGACTACGTCTGGCTCGGAATTGATACCGCCTATGAAGAAAAGGATTCTTCTGACTTCACTGCTGTGACTATTGCGGGTTGTTCAAAGAGAGAACCAGGAAAACTCTTCATTCCTAAGGTTGTTCAAGGAAAGTGGGGATTCCCGGAACTTCTGGCCCAGATTGAACTGATAGCTCAGGTTTATAACGTTAAAGCAATGGCAATTGAAAAGGCCGTATCAGGTATATCTTTGATTCAAGTTTTGAAACAGAAGAGTAAAATTCCTATTCAAGAAATGAAGCCTATCCGTTCTAAGACTCTTCGTCTTGAGACGGTGTGTCCTCTTCTCTCAGAAGGCAAAGTTATTATTTCAGAAGGGGAATGGGGATCAGATGAATTCATTCACGAACTTACTCAGTTCCCGTATGTAGCGAAGAAAGACCGAGTAGATAGTTTTGCTTGGGCGCTACTTTACTTCGCCATTCATCTTGATCGAGACAGAACCATCTTTGGTGGAAACAAACCTGTCACCTTTGACAGGGAGAAAGCGGTTGCCCGATTTGACCGAGAGCACAAACTTCTTCTAGAGGCTCCCGTTAAAGACACATTCGCGGAGCCTCAGAGACAGTCTATTACGAGACCTAGAGTTGGGAACCGTAGGAGATTGGGATACGACGTCAACCTGCTATAGCGTCCACCAACTCCCTTGTTCAATTATCCAAAGGGTCTCAAGCGTCCTCAAACCGCTCGACGAACTTAGGCTCCTTCTTTGACCGGATGCTTCGCCAAAGATAGGCATCGGAACGTGGATCGGTGATGAGGACAACTGTCCCATGATCCTTCTTCATCAGTTCGGGATTTGTATCTACTTTTCCTGCAGCTGGCATCTTTGGGCACCATGAACTGTAAGTATTTTACCTGCTTTCGATGAGAGTAAGCCACTCGTATGTCTTGTCAGAATAATAATTTTTCTGACAACATATGTGTACGACCCTGTGACAATAATATATTTCTTCGAGAACATGTGAATATGCTCT